TATGTTATCTACAAATAACTCACTCATAATATAGTCAAAGTCCCTGTAACCGTTACGTTAGCATTTATTGTTACTGGTCCAATTACTGCCGCATTTCTGCCTGACAACACAGTTACATTCTCGTCAATACTATCGTCATTTGTCAGAACACCATCAAACGTGACGTCACCTGTTACTGTAATGCTGTCAGTGTTTGAGACTGAAGTAACTGCACGACTACCAATATATCCAGCCATTACGATTGCTCCAATACGCTAACTAGTACGTCAACGCTTTCATCAACGTCACTTTCAATTGTAATAGTGTTACCTTGTTGTAATATTACTTTTCCGTCAAGGACTGACAAGGCCGAACCACTTGGAATAACTGCATCTTTAATCATGTGAACATAAGCGGCCTTGACAGAAGCTTTTACTTGAGCGGTATGCACATTGGCTAAGTTACATCCAATCACCACTGAAGTTGTACCCTCTGGCACAGTGTAAACAGTTTCCTCAGACTTACCGACTGAAGACGCTGTGTAGTTTTTAAATGTATTAGCCATATGTGCTTACCTCTTACTTAGATGTCATCTATTAATGCACAAACAACACATTCTACTGTAGATGCAGATGATATAGCGTGAATGTCGCCAACAAGTGCGTTTGGTAAACGAGCAGCAAAACTCTCATTCGGCCCTAACACAATTGCATCTGCTGTTGTTGACGTTACCGTACCAGCGTCAAATACAACATAAATTGAACCATTGTTGCCATCAACATTCTTGATATACAAAAACTTAACTTTGTCAGTCGCCGCTGCGATTGTGTCTGGAGCCGTTGAACTATCTACTGCGGTGTAGTCAATAAAACTTCCAGTCATTAAGTCAGAACTTGTATTATCAACAGATGATAATTTGTAATACCACTTTTCAGTAGCATCATCAGGTGTAACAGTCATTGTTGCTGAGAATGTTTTTGCAATCTCATCTGGAAGGACTGTAACTTCCATTGTAGCTTTCGCTGCGTCAGCCATGATTTTCTCCTTTTCGTTTAACCCAAGGCTATAGCAAAGGCCAATGCCTCTCCTGCCCTATCGACATCGAGGTTGACCCTAGTTTGTTCTGCATCTGTCACGCTTAACGCTCCAGTTACAGTTACATCACCAACAGAATTAATACCGCCACCTGACGTTATCGCACCTGTTGACGTTATAGCCCCACCAGAGATGGAACCATTTGCTGTTACGCTATCAGAGGTAATACCCCCAGTAACCGTAACATCTGCACTAGACGTAAGCCCAGCACAGGAAATCGCGCCGCTTGCCGTAATCAAACCAGTTACAACAGAGCCAGACGTTATTTGATTTGTAATCGCAAGACTGTCAGCAGCAAGTTCGCCAGAAACCGTCAAACTCGCTGTCGTAAAACCACCAGTAACAGTTAAGTCACCATTAACAGTAACACCGTCTGTCGTTGTTTCTAACTTCTTGCTATTGTTAAAGAATAACTCAACTGCGCCATTCTCATCCATTGTAATAAACGTAGGACTAGACGCATCAACAGCGCCCAACGTAATATTATCGCCGCGAATGTATAACTCGCCAGTGTTATTTTTTATGTAACCATCGTTGCTAGTTGTAGTGTGATATATTTGTAAATCAGTGCTATTACCAAAGTTTACAATGGCGTCATCATTAATTGTTCCACCGCTAGAACCTAACTTCGTTGCCAATTCTGTATTAAGATTGTCAAAATTAGCGTCAACTTCATCATGTGTAAGCGGAGCGCCCTTGACTGCACGTTTTACAATAGTTGCCATATCAGAATGCCTCTATCTTCATACTAATACCAGAACCGCTATTTTTAGCTCTTTGACTTTCCTGATTAGCACCTTCAACTGCGTTTTGATATAGACTAGCCCAAACTTGAATGCGAGGATCTTCCTGTAGGTATGGGGCTGAGTGACTTAATGAACCATATAAATAAATATCAGGGTGGTTGGTTAAAATATCATTTGTAGTTACACTGGCGCTTAAAGATGGAACTTTAGCATAATAATACATTTCCAAACCAAAATCTGCATTTGGCGTTGGAAATAGTTCTATTTCATTTTGTGTAAGAGCATAAAATAATGGTCTATTTGCTGCGTCTTCCGTAGAAGCTCTTTTCTTTTGCATTTCATAAGAACCTAAGAGCTCAAGAGGATTATGATTAGTGCCTTCTATATGTAATCTTATAGGCTCTACAAAATCAGTAGGTAAAACACTATACCTTGTATTAACAGTTGCTGAGGCTCTATTTTCCATAAGTCTGTGTCGCAAATTTCTGTTAATATCTGCCTCAGCTAAAGTTATAAATGTTGGAATAACCGCTGTTAAATCACTTCTGTTTAAAAAATCAGCGATTGTATTTTTTAGGTCAGTGTAATTTGCTATACTCACAGTGTGCCTGCCCTTGTTCTAAAAACTTTATTATCGCCATCATTTAACCACTTACGTAAAGCCTTAGGGTCATCGACAATACCCTGACGCTTTAATTCATAATACACGGAAAGTGGAATAGATGCTACCTTATTTACATCTCTATATTTATTGGGTGTTTCGTTGTACTCTCTTTTATTTCTGTTAGCTATTTCTGTAACGTCTTGAATAGTCTCAAGCATATACTCACCCTTATCTGTAACGTGCCAGTAGGTGGTTGTCCCCGTCATAGGATCTCTATCAAATAAACGTCTTTGACCCATAAGTTTCCCCTGAGTTAAAGTAGGGCGACTTGCGCCGCCCTAACTATTATTATGTAGTTAAGTCTGCACAGATTGCGTGTGCAGCTTCGTTTGAAACTTTCAAACCAGCTTCGACTAAGATCATTGACTTCTCAGCGTCACCAGTTTTTGCAAGCTCAACCTGTTGGATCGGACGTAGGTAAGCTACTGACGCATATTCTGGGTCTAGTAACCATCCGTCACGCTCACGCTGGAACCTGTTTGGAACCACATTTAATGTACCAAAATCAGATAGGTAAACGTCAGCCGCTCCGATAATTGTGGTTGGGCTATCAGATGGAGCTTGGTATCGTTGCGCTGCAACACCAGCAAAACCTGATACTGTCTGCTTGTTAACCGGACCAACCATCAAGATTGAAGGCTCACCACCAGACACGAATGCTTGCTGCATTGCATCTTTTAAGATGGTTTCTGTAAATGCACGCTGAGTACCATCTGTACGAGCTGTTGTACCGTCACCGGTTGTTAAACCGCCGCCTGTACCGACATTCTCGTTAGTTGCAATCCAAGCACCTAAGCCACCAGTCTCTCTCGCCGTTGCGGCTGCGCCTGCAGCGGAAGCATTATTTAAGAGCATAGTTGCCTCTAGGTCTCTACGAATTTCCTTGCCCCGCTTGGCCAATTGGTAACTTAACTCATTGGTGCGGCCTGCAGTATCTTGGTCTGCAAGGTTGTCTGCAACGATTGTGGTTCTACGCAAGATCTGTGTGTAGTTACCTTTTCGAGTAGTTGCCGCTGTTGCGTCGAATGATGTAACATCATCTCCGTCGATCTGCGCCGTAGTCTGAACGGCTGAAAGTGAGTCTTCCTGCCACTCGAAGTAAGTGTTGGTCACATTTTCTGAGCCAACATTAGAAATGAAAGGCGTTTGTTCGGGCGAAATATTTTGGATAATATTCGATAATTCTTCTCGAATACCAACCGCCGAATAGCCGGTAAATGTGTTTGCTACAATAGCCATTATGGCCTCCTATTACTTAGTAACGTGTTAATTGCAGCCGCTGCGTCTTGCACACGGCCAGTCTGTTTTACGCGCTGAAGCGCTTGTGTGTGTGCCGCTTTCGGTTTAGGTTGCGAGTTTCGAGAACCAGTTTTAAGTGTCTTGGACTTCGGCTTAGGCTTAGTCTTTGCCTTAATTGCGCGAGTTTGTCCTCGATCATATAACATAGCTTTTCGAGCTAACTTCACGAGCGAAGCATTTGCTAGTCCACTTACGTCCTCCTCAGTAAAACCTTCGTTTATGAGAAAGTCACGTAACTCTGTAGCTTCCTTCTTGGCGACTTTAGTATCGCGCCATTCAGGTATGAGGTCAGGCAAGATTTGTCTTTGTTCATCAACGTATCGAGCGTGCATTTGCGCGTTCCTCTCTTCGTTAATTCTACTCATTCTTTCTTGCTCTTGGCGTACAGCTTCCAGTTGACCTTTACGTTCTTCCTTCTGCTTATTCCATTGACGCTCTGCTTTCGCTGCCATCACGGGGTCTGTGTCGTACAGTTTATCCCAATCCGGCTCCTGTTCCGCTGGTTGGTTCAACCGCTCTTCCAAAGCTGGAAGTAGTTGAGCATATTGAGCACGTTCACGCTCGACTTCTTCGAATTGAGCTTGCATATTACGTTTTGCGTCAGCTAACTCTTGCGTCTTACGTGTGTAATCTCTCTGTCTTAAGTTTCCACGTCGGAGCTCTTCAACTGTAATCTCTTCACCGTCTACCTCCACAGTATGTGCAAGTATGTCAAAAGATTGGTCTTCGAGTTCTTCAGCTTCCTCTTCGACTTCAAGTTCGCCTTCCGGCTCAGCTTCTTCTAAAGAAACTTCCTCTTCAGGCATTTCGGCTTCTTCGACAACTTCTTCTTGTGTCTCTTCAGCCTCAAGCGCGTTCGGCTCCGTTACGTTATCCTCTTGGGGCGTAAGTAGTTGCCTAATTGCATTTTGTGCTGATTGCAGATCATTCCCTTGTGGGTTGTTGAGTTCTGACATCAAATTATCTCCTATTATGCGACTATTTTGCTTTTATTTCAATACTCGCGTTATCAATCATTGCACGCAGTGCCTGCCTGACGGCTTCAACACCACGCAATTTCATATAAATAGCCTCACGGCCATCCTTATCGCCAATGTCAGTTAATTCAAACTGCAAGTGGCAATCCCCTTTTATTTCATCAAGCATTCTATTGAAGTCGGCGTCATCGAGTAAGCGCTCAGCATACCGGCCGTCGTCAATAATTTGTTGCTTACTCTTCGTCATCTATAGACCCTTTAACTATGTCAGCCTGAGCTTTCATCACTTCTCTGTTAATAGCTAAATCAGATCTAATCTTTTCGACGTTAAGTTGTGTGCCATATTTAGCTTTCATTTCTTCAGCTTTTACAAACAGATCTGCATCTAGCTCGTCACGCTTACGATCATCTTCCATAATCATTTTCTCGCGCTCTAACTCTAGCTCAGCCGCTTTCTTTTGTATGTCGGCCTGTATTTGCTGTATTTGTACCGCGATAAGTTGCTCGTTAATGTCTGGCTTCTCTTCTTGCTGTGGAGGCTGAAACTGGGCTGGGTCACTCCAGAACTGTGACGTGTCTTTAAAACCAGCTAACTCAGTCATAGACTTCAATGTATTAGCTAGTTTATTTATGTCAGTCAGTGGATTAACGGCGCCCATAGTTTGCATTGCTTCTTTCTGCATTTCGCCAATCTGGCGCAACATCATCATGCGCTCGCTATCTGAACCACGGCCAAGCGCCACGTTTATAGATACATCCATGTTGGAATTCCATACACGAGGATCGATTGGCACAAATTCATTTGTAAGGCGAACCATCCTAGGAGCGTCTTGGTGCGTGGTTATTAAGTATAAAACAATTTGATACAGGCGCTTCATGCCTGTCTCAGCAAAAATTCTAGCAATCATTTCTATGTGTTGCTGAGCCGCCGTAACGGTAGCGTTTACGGCTGCCGCTGTAGAAGACTGTAAAGCTGAAGCATCTAAACCGGCAGATGCCTTAGATATGCCTGTACGTGCCTCCTTAACTTCGTCCATATATTGTAAAACTGGAAATGCCTGTTGGCCAACAAACGGCATAGAAAGTGGCTGAACCTGACCGGCGCTTCTTTGCCTGATTATGGCTCCCACCTCAGTTGATAAAACGTCGTCTAAATTTACCATGCCTTCAGTCACGGCAACTCGTGGGTGAATAGACATAGCTAAGCTATCTAATGTGTTACGCATAATGTTAGATTTAATGCGCTGGATGTCAGCGACGGCGTCACATACTGACATACCATAAAAGTCGTGGGCTTCTGGATCTGGGCAAAACGATGCAAAGGGGGCCATACCGCAAGGCTCGTTAACTAAAATTTTATTGCCGTCGCCGGCTGTACATATCTTTCTAAGCTCTGCAATGCCATCCATGTCGTAATCTACTTTTATGTAATTTTCGACATATAGAACTTTTTTCATTGCGTCGTCGTCACGCTCATTCATCTCATTAGCTAAGGCTGGGTTACGTGTAGTCCTCTCGACGTTTGTATTCATGTCGTCGTGAGCTGACGCTAATGATGAAACTTCGTCGAAGTCATAACCCATAGACACAAGCTCAGACACTGTGACGATACGCCGGTGTGCTACATAGTCACTTTGCTCGATAGACTTTGCTTCACGTGAAATGAGAAACTCTTCACATGGTACAGCTTCTAATTTTACACGTCCGTCTGGGTGCGTGTAAGTAACTCTAACAGCGTGCATCATGGGAGATGGTAATATTTCGCCTGTATTCTGATCCATTATAGGATCTCCCATAGGCTCAGACGCAACTATTTCTACGTCGGCGGCTGGGTCAGACATAAGAGCGTTTAGCGCGTTATCGTCTAAGCCACTTAAATCGTGTGTCTCGTATTTTGTTCTATCGTCCCAGTAGCATTTTAAAATACCGACTTTACGTATTAACGCATCTTTAAAAGCTGCGTGGAGCTCCACAAAGCCATTATTGTCTCTATTAATAATAAAATTTGCATACTCTGTAGCCTGCTTGGCTGCCGCTACATCTTCTGGGCCTTGAGGGGCATATTCAACTGTTCTCTCAGTAGAATTAAAAATACGCATCAAAGATGGCATGATAGCCTGTACGGTATCTCTCACATCCATGCTGACAACTTGGCTGCGCCCGTCTTCCTCGTTGCCAAACGGCTTACCCTGA